TTATGTTTTACAAAATAATTAAATAGTTTTGCTCTTCCTACTGGTTCTATCGATTCAAACGTATTTACGATATTATCATATAACCAATCAGGCATTTTCTCTAAATCAATCAACATTTCATTTCTACGAAAATTTCTCAACATTTCTTTTTCGCAGAAAACATCAGGCTCCAATTCGGTCCAAACACTAAGTTTTTTAGTAGATAATGGTTTTTGTCTCTTTTCAGTAACAAAAGTATCATCATCAGAAAGAAAGTTAGGTATACCATCACTGGTATCACCTTTCATAATATGTTCTTTCAAAAAAGAAACTGGTTTTTTATTATCGATAAAAGTTTTTTTCAAAGGAGAATACTGTTTCACATTCTCATATTTTTGCAACTGCTGAAAATCTTTATCACTTGATAATATCAGAAGAGGTTCAGCCTCATCATATACACCATTTAATTTTTTATTTCTATTAGTATGTATAACCAATGCTCCTATGATGTCATCAGCCTCAGCTCTATCAATATACATCACTTTATAAGGAAAATTTATCTCTAACTCTTCTCTTATCAAATGCAATATGCGAAATAATTCGGACCAATCAAAATCAGATTTGTCTCTAGTTGTTTTTCTAGAGGCTTTATAATGTTCAAATATCTCTCTACGCCAGTTATTGGAAGCATCACAACAAATCACCATATCACCAAATTCTTTATTGAATTTTTGATAATACATTCGTATTGTATTTAGAACCAAATGTCGAATATAACCTTCTGACATTTCATTACTATTTTTCATTACACTAGCAATAACAATTTGAGAATAATCAAGTAATATCATAATAATTTATTTTTTAAGGGTTTTTCTCATGGCAGAACCTATACCTTTCAGGTCTATGTTAAATGAAATAGAGATTCTTCTTTCGCCTTTATTTAAATAAAATCTTTCTACGCCATGCATTATATCAGACCTAAAAAATAATACATCTCCATTCATTATTGGAACTTTTGTCTTACGTTCACCTAATATCATATCATCACACCCTAAATCAAAATATTTTTGATGTTCGTGGTCCGGGTCATAAAAAGTTAAAAAATCGTTTTTTATTGTTTCATAATAATATACACCAGAAAATATACTGTTTTTATGCAAGTGAAATTTATGTTTATTTTCTTTTTTATTATGAATATTAATCCATATCAAAGAAATTTTAAATTCATAATATTTTATTTTCTGAAAAAATAAAAATTCTTCTATAGAATCTCTAATAAAGTCAGAGAACTCTTTAGGTAATTCTTCGAATTCAAAATCTGTTGATTTAGGGAAAAATATATCTGTTTCTTTATCAATCCATATATCTATATTTTGGTCCACAAAAGAATTTAAAATATCATTCTTTTCATAGTGAGATTGAAAAATCTGTATAGGTAAAACATCTATAGATTTCATGCATTCATATTTTTACGAAAATTCACATCTGTCATTGAGATTGATGGGTCAAATGTTTCAGGTTCAGTAAAAGTTTCTACTGTAACTGTACCATTTTCCATCTCTTTAGTCCACTCTTTACGAATGTCAGGATACCAAACACCAACTGTACGCTTTGGTGTACCATCAGCATTGTATGCCATTGCAGTACAAGTCCATATTGTACGTTCATTCTCTTTTGCACCCATGAATTGAGCAATCCAATCACCAGTCTTGAGGTAATGCTCCATCTGTCTCACATATGCTTTTTTAGACTCTGACATCGCCATTTCACGTTGCTGAATTTGTGGTGTAATACCACGACCACGAGCATTCTTCGCATGTGCCGCCGCATCTTCTTTGGCTTCTTTAATCCACTCTTTGACATTCTTCATAGAGAGTTTGTCATTCTCTGGTTTAGACAAAACAGTATGATGAATGTTTTTATATTCGGCAGGTTTGCGTTTCTTACGCATTTCGACCATACGTTGTCGTAATGCTTCACGTTGTTCTTCAGTGATTTTGCGAGTACGTTTTTTCTTAGGACGATGTTCGTCTTTGGTATTTTTTGGTCGACCTGCTTTTCGTTTAGGCATTTTCGATTTCATATTTAAGATTATCTAAAAAATCAACCCATTGGCTGATACGTTTATCCCAACTATAATGAGTATACGAATATTCTTGTGCATTGTCAAGATTTTTCTGGGTTTCTTTAGACCAATAATCGTCCATGACATCCTCAAGTGTGTCTGCAAATTTTTCAGCATGTTCTATTTTATCTTCAGAGTAAGGATAAACATAACCATATTCACCAACTGTCTCTGGTAATGCTCCCCAATTAGATGTAACTACGGCACAATGAGCCGACATTGCTTCCATTGCTACTCGACATGAAGTTTCTTGCCAAGTTGATGGATACGCCAATATATGCATGTTTGTCCAATGTTGTCTCAACTCATCATAAGGTACCGAGCCATAATATGTGATTCTTTCATCTGTTTTACATTTATCGAACAAAGGCTCAAAAGGTTCATCATTCTGGTCCCACCCATAAATTTTAAAACTTGAAAATACATGAAGATGAAAATCTGTTCGTTCTATCATGTCAAGTGCGGTCAATAATACATCAAGACCTCTTTGAGGTGTAGAGCAATACATTAGTTGTAATGTATCTGTTTTTGTTTTCTGATGCTTTGCTATAGGTTCAATAGCATTCTTTAATACCACACCTTTTGAATAAGGTATATTCAACAAAGTATTAAATTGTTGTTGTTGCCAATGACTGACGAAAATAAGTTTTTCGAATTCATTTATTCCGCCTGCTTTAGTAAGGAAAGAATGAGCTGGGTCAAGGGCTAAATCATGTATCCAATAAAGTCTAGGCTTATCTTCCAGCTCATTTACTCTAGAAACTACATACTGAAAATAATCTTTATGTTCATCAGAAAGTCTTTTAAACAACTCCATGGTCATCAATTCAGTTCCACCCATGGAGTTTTCAGCCATATTACCAGGCTTATGTTGTGGTATGTCCACGTCACCTTTTTTCATAATGCTCCAATTATAAATTTTTCATAAACTCTTTTCTTGCATAGAATATATGTGTATCTATCTGTACTGTTTTTTGTGTTTTCTTCGATACCGCCCATCTAGGTGCATCGATATAATCAGCATGATAGTATAATGCTCCGTCTGTTATATCCTTTATGTTATCTTTATTGTCGTAAAACCATTTTGCTAATTCTTTAGTATTTTTCCAAGTTGGTCCAGGATAAGGCACATCATGTTTTCCATCGCAATACCATGAAAATTGACACCGGTCTCTTTTTGGATGACCTGATGCATGATGTTTACCTTGATAAATTACATCACAAAAAGAATTAGGAAAATATTTATTTTTAACTCTATTATAGGTCACATGTGCGACCGCCAATTTACCTGCAGTAGATTCTACTGCCGCCTCAAAATATACATTCTTTTGTAAACATGAAATTTGTTTTTTTCTCTCTGCATATGACTCATATTTTCTTAATTCGAAAATTCGCCCTTCCCTTGGGAAGAATATCTGCTTTTCAATTGTCTCTTGTTTTGGAATTACGATGGTAGCAGGATAAATTGCGAGTGCAGTCAATATACAAAGGATTTTCTGCAAAAATCCCATATATACTCCGTTAGTTTTGAAGTCCATTTCAAATAATCAACAAAAGCCCCATAATATTTAAGTTGTATTTTATTTATATGGACTAATTCTTTAATATTTTTTAAAAACGTATTTACCATTTCTATCATATCCATATACTTTAGGGTATTTAGTAGGCACCCAAACTGTTTTTGTAATTTGAACTACATATCCGACCTCATCGTCTACAGTTTTTGTCATTATTTTATTTGTTATTTTTCTAGAAATAACGTTTTGAATTACTTTATCAGCAATACCTTGTATAATCATATATTCCTTTGGTACCCCGACTAGGAATCGAACCTAGAATGAGAGCTTAGAAGGCTCCTGTTATATCCGTTTTAACTATCGGGGCATTAACAGTCAATAATCATTTGAAAAGGTTCAATCATATTTTTTTCTTTATTAATACGATAACCTATTCCATTTTCATCAGCAATTGGTATTAGAAGTTCTTCTAATTCATTCAAATTCTGTAATGCTTTGATAGTACTATAAGTAGAATTCAATCTATTAAATGCCTT